TGTTACGTTTCCTGTAATCACGCAAACGGTTCCAGAGATAAACAGAATAGTAGCAACACCACGAGTTGCTAATGTTACAGATGCTTTATCAGAGTCTGTGCCAGCAATATAAGCGGTAGTAATCGTACAGGTAATTGTAATGTTTCCGGTGGTGTTGTTGAACACGGAAACTACGTCACCTGCTGCAAAAGTGGCATCAGGAATAGTGATTGATCCGCTCGTACCTACGCCAATGAACTTACCTATGTCACCAGTAGCAAGAGTGTAAGAAGTAGTTTTATCAGATCCAGACTGAGGAACCTTTCTAAAACCAACACCATTAGTACCATCAACAGTTAATGTATTTACATCACCATGAATAGTTTTAGTAGACAGTGTTTGTGAATCTGTAGTTCCTACAACGGTGCCACTAGGAATTGCTTTCTGAGCAGCAGAACCATCAATGTTACCAGAGGCATTTGATAACACAAACGAAGATGCTGCAATACCAGACAATGTATTATTGTCAGCACTAATCGTCTTGTTAGTGATGGTTACAGTAGAACTTGTACCAAAGCCAACATCGACTACGTTACCGCCGGAGTCTTTGGTATACAGAATCTTGTCAAGAGTGTTAACTGCTAACTCTGCACCACCAGCAGCATTAGTTAAATCGCCAGCGCCAGGAGCGCCAGTTGTATCACGTTTTTTGGTAAGGATGGTTGCCATGATTAGTAAGTGCCTCCAGAAATTGTGCTCGCTGTCGTTAAGACGTTGTTACCGCCTTGTTGTAATGTGCCAGTAAAGTTGGCTGTAGTATCATCATATTTTGCAGTATCGGCATCGTATGCTTGTATATCCACACCGATCTCAAGTCCTTCTACAACGTCACCAGATTGTAATTCTTGTAGTGTGGTGCCGTTAATAACTAATGGGTAGCGTGCTGTCATAATTTATCCTTATACAACAGAAACATTAACTGTTCCGCCTGCTCTATTGGTTACCGCAATAGATCCGTTGGCGATAGTAACCTGTACCGTAGTAGTATCATACTTAGTCACAGGCAGATACGAAGGTAACTGCACATTTATCCACTGAGATGCAGATGCGTTATAACGAATAATCTGATCCGCTGATGGAGATGTAATCGTTACATCACTAAGATCATTCAGTGTTCCTACAGTGCTGGCACTAACAAAAGACAGTGTGCCTGATCCGTTAGTGGTTAAAACTTGACCATTAGTGCCATCGGCAGACGGCAGTGTAAAGTCTAATACAAACTCAGCCAGATTGGCATCATAGCCTAATACTTTGACACCAATATCACCAGACTTTAAGATATTAGCATCATAGGCTTGTACTTTAACTCCAATGTCTGCTGACTTTAATACCAGATCGCCAACAGCAGACACAATATCGGCACTTGTGAGCGTTACTGTACCTGAGCGACCATTGAAGGTATCTACACCACCGCCAGCGGCACCAGAGGCAAATACGAGGTTACCAGCGCCATCTGTCTTGATAAACTGATTTACTGTTCCATCTGCAGTCGGTAGTGTAAACGTATTTACAAACTGTGTCAAGTTACTATCATAGGCTTGAACAACTACGCCTATATCGCCTGACACTAGGATATTGGCATCGTAAGGCTGAACAAGAACACCAATATCAGCACTTGTCAGTACAATATCGCCAAGAGCATTGTCGATGTCTGCAGTGGTCAGCGTTACAGCGCCGGATCTACCATTAAATGTAGTAACACCGACATCAAGGCTGGAAAAGGTTAGCGTTGCGCCAGCACTGCCAGCGCCAAGCATTAGCACTTGACCAGTAGAGCCAGCGGTAGTAGGCAGCGTAAATGTGTCTACAAAGCCTTTTAGATTAGCATCATAAGGCTGAAGCACTACTCCAACATCAGCAGAAACCAGTATGTTATCGCCAAAGGCTGCTTCCATACCAGTTGCAGTCAACACAATGTCGTTATTAACCCAACCACTGCCATTATACAGCAGTACCTGATTAACAGCAACACCGCCACCGATTACAACATCGGTAAGGCTATCTAATGAGGATACTAAGGTAGGTTTATTGCTAAGATCGTTGTAGTTGCCTGTGGTAGCAACTGCTGCAAGGCTAGGAATGGCAGAAGCAGCAATAGTGCCGCCAGTGATGCTTACATTGTCTGCATTCTGTGTTGCAAGAGTGCCAAGACCAAGGCTAGTGCGTGCTCCAGCAGCGGTGGTCGAATTAGTACCACCTTGGGAGATCTGCAACGGTGTGTTGACTATATCACCGGAGCCAGTACCGCCATCACCACGATAAAAAGACATTATTTACCGTCCCTGATTGGAATATAACCATCAGCGCCTACATACCATGCTGTAGTTGCTGACGGTGCGGATAATACGTTGATATAGTCAGAGCCTGCTTCCATGCCTGATGTGCTCAGTAGGATAGACACTTCCATAGCGCCGTTATTGTTATAAGTATCGGCAACAGAAACATCAGCAGACACAAGTTTTACAGGAATATAGTCTTCCCATGCAACTAGAGTACCAGCACTAGCCAACTCAAATACAACCATCTCAGTTGCATTTGTGCCGCTGACTAATACAGTTGGGAACGTCCGAGGAATCATATTATCTCCTAGTTTTCTTTAACACCCTCAGCGAAGATGCTAAAGAAAAGCCCCTTGTGGGGGCAAAACCGTTAGGTTTTAGAAGCCAGGCCGACCAATAACGAGTTTAATCGTTGTCTCAGCCAAGTTTACAGTATCGCCAGTAATGTTATTAAAAACAACAGTTACCGTATTTGCAGCAGAAACATAGGCAGTTGCTTGAATACCAGCAAGGCTTACGCCTAAAGAACAAGCAAGAACCATATCGCCGAGAGCAACACCAGGTACAGTGACAGTGTCAGCGTCATTAACAGTAGTAGCGAGGCTATCTGGATTGATCGTAGCACGAACTTCAAAGACTTTATCAAATACGCTTTGAAATTGCTCACGACCATCCTTCACTACCACAACCGCAGTTGCATTTGCCATAATTATCTCCTTAGTAAGTTAAGAAGACCCCGCCGAAGCGGGGCCATCACAATTAGCCAGGGATAACCAGAGCAACAGCAGAGGTGTCACGCAGTTCGCCAGCACCGTACAGCGTGTCGGCGGTCAGCAGCGTAGCAAGGTACTCTTGCTTGTACTGGGTCTGAACACGAACACCAAGTTGCTCAACCAGCACGCCAAACTCAGGATGTGCCATCAAGCAAACACGGGGGTTAACGTCACCAGTACCAGAAGTCGTGGCGGTATCAGCGTTGGTCGAAACATAGACCTTAACGCCATAGATGTCACCGATCTGACCGTTGCGGATCGTGTTACCATTGCCGGACTCACCAGTGAAAGCCTGCTCAGTGAAACGAGCCAGACCCATCAGGGTGTTACGAGCAACAGGCGGAACGATCAGGAAACGACCATCCATCGGAACATCGCTGTCATCCAGACGCTGAATTGCACGGCGGATACCCTCATCCGTCAGAGCAGTTTCGTTACCAGTGTTGGTGTTAGCGGTCGGATCAAACGCAGTAGCGCCATCACCACCAATGTAACCGTTGGCATAACCAAAGGTAGCATCGGTTCCGTTCCAGGTACCACCTTGCGACAGACGGCCAAGTTTGATGATGTCGGTATCCAACTGGGTAGCCAGAGCATAGCCAGCGTCATCCGTGTAGAAACGGCGCAGCGAGGACATAGCCTGAACTTCAGCCAGATCTTCGATCAAGCGGCTGTACTCAAAGTGCTTGTCGATAGAAACCGACAGAGCCGTACCACCAGCAGCAATCACTTGGACTGCATCGGTAGCAACTTTAGCAGAAGCAGAACCACGGGTAGGAGCAGGAAAGTAGACTTTGTCGCCTTTCTTGCCTTTGAAGTTCATACGCTTGATGAGGTTAGCAGCAACGAGGTTCTTCTTGTATGCGGCGATAATCTCATCAGACCATACTTCAGGTACGAAACCTGCGGTATCAACTGCTGATTTGGTAACTGCGTTACCTGGTGCGAATGCTGTATTAGCCATTTTAAAATTCCTTTCGTAATAGTGTTAGTTTACCTAACCCTACCTTCACGATACGCTGACATGATTTCTTCTTGCATCATATCGTACTTATCAGGGTTAGTTTGCATGAGTTTAATAATGTCTGCACGCCTAAAGATCTTTTTGGTTGGTGCTTCATCACTGCCTGACGATACGGTGGTAGTCGCTGCTTTTACGGCTTGGCTTCGTGCTTGCTTCTCTGCTGCTACAGTTTGTTCTACAGCGCCTTTGCGGTCCTTATACAGCGACAGCAACTCGTTTGCAGAGTCATAATCGTAGTGCTGGTCAGCCCTAATAAACAACTCAGACCTAACTTTAGACGATGCGACCCAACTTTGGAAAGCAGGATCTCGTACAACATTGTTAAAGTCAGGGTGAGCAGTCTGTAGTGCGTTTAAAGCCTTTGCTCGTTGCATCTCAAGAGTCAACTGTTCTGCTTGTCGAATCTTAGGATGGTTCTCAATTGCGTTTTCTACCGCCTTCCTCGGATCAGCGAAGAAGTCAACCTCTTCAGAAGGTTGGGTTTGCAGTTGCTGCTTTGCTGTGGCTTGGGCACGAATATAATCGTCTACAATCCTGCGTAATTCACCGACCTCACTACCTTGGCGACCAATTAACTTCTCGGCCTCCATGTGCATCTGGGCAATGTCTTTGGCGCTTTTCCCTTTATACTTGTCCGGGAGTGCCTCTGTTTGCTCCGCTGCTTGCTCAATTACAGTTTCCTGCTCTTGCTCAACAGTGTTTTCGTTTGAATCTACAACAGGAGTTTGTGACTCTTCCGAGCCGTCCTCAATAATCACAGCCATCATGTCTCTCCGTGCTTAACAGCATTAAGAAAAGAACCTTTAAATTGTGCGGGGGTTCCTTATCCGCTTACTTCCATTGGTCTGATAGACCAGTTTTGCGCTCCCAGTTAATTCTATCTTGGCGTTTACGTTCCCAGGCCATTGCAGCACCAGGGAAATCACCAGTAATGCCTTCTAGATTAACTCTAGGAGCAGCGATGAGCCTGCTTGCGTCATTTCCACAGTGGGGACACTGTATGACTTTGACAGAATCATCAATATATTTTTCAGTTATGTGGCCTTTGGCACACTGAAAATCAAAGTATCTTCTCATTTAGTTCCTCGTAGGCTTTTTCAGACAAATCCCTAAGTCCAATAACGTAGTCTAGGATGTCTACTTGTCCTTTTCGGAACTCTATTGTGTCTTTATCGCAGGTTCGGATGTTCTCGTACTGTGTACGCATATCCAAAAGGTCTTCTATGAGTTGTGTCCACGCCTTTGTGGACATCATAGATAGCCTATCTTCGTAGTATTGTTGTAATTCTGGCGATATTGGCACTATTATACCATTATTTAGTTACTTTGTCAAGTACTTTCTTGACTTTTTGTTTAATTTGCTTAACTTTGTCGAGAAGCCACGACTTGAAGGTTTGCAATTTCTTTACGAGTATCAATGTCTTTCTCCTTTAAGGCTAGATTTGCTACTTTGACTCGTCTTTCAAAGTCATCGGTAGCGTTAGGACCAGTGCCTAAGTACTTAGACGCTGATGCAGCGATGCTGGCCTGTAGTTCTGCTGGCATCAACTGTGTTTCAGTGACCTCTTTCTGTGCTCTTGCCTGCTTGAGTGTGACATCTGCCTCAAGATCAGCCATCTCCAACTGTGCTTTCTGCAGTTGCATCTGCATTGCCATCTGTTGCATCTGTGCCTGCTCTGGGTTAGGCTGTGACATCTGAGCCATTTGCTGTAGCAGTTCCTCACGATTGGATAGACCACTGTTCTCAATGATGGCAGACATGACCATCGGAACGATAGGACTGTCAGGTCCAAGGGTCTTTAGCAGGTTCATGAACTGCATCTGTTCGTATTCACGAGCCACGATGCCAAGATTGCTGGTCGGCACAAACACAAAGTCTTGTGCAGGGTAGCGATCAGGATCAAACTGCATAAACCTATAGGCAGACTTGGTCACAAATGGGATCAAGAACTGCTCTTGGAAGTTCACCAGTGTGCGCTTATTCTTCTTGATGATGGCTGACAGAGCCGGATTAAGGCCACCACCATCAGCCGTAGGCGTGGTGCTGTCGATGGTTGATGTTGCCATCAGCATCATCTTCATGAACTCACCAGCGGTCTGTAGATTACCAGGGTCAGTTACACCAAACTTAAACGGCTGCAACACTTCATTGGGGTTGCCGTTGGTTAAAATGGTCTTGCCTGGCCTAATCTCAAAGCGTGCACCACGAGGCAGACGAGTAGCATCGATGCCCATCATAGGCACTGTAGTCAATGCTAGGCTATCTAGATGAGCACGAATCTGTGCATCGATGGCCTTTTGCATATTGTAGCCTTTTTCAGCAATGCCACGGCCCCAGAAACGATTAGGCATGGAGTCATACTGGAATGCTACGATAGGCCGATCCTGCATCATGTAAGGCGATAGTTCAGCCTTGAGCACATACTGGTCATTAGCGATAACAACGATGGCTTCTACCAGTTCTGTGTAGTCAGCGGCTTCGGTGCCATACTCTTCAGTCTTCTCGTTAAAGAGCGATGTGATCTCTTCATCGTCCTTGGCTTCGATAAGAAACTTAGGCACAAGACCATAGTAGCGAAGTAACTTAACTTTGTCTTGCTGATACTCAACTTCTTCTTGCACAGGCTCTAGATCTGTGTCAACAGCGGTAGGACCAAGGTTCATTACCTTATCATAGACACCGCTTTCCATGCCAGCAACAACGCTGTGAATGGACACATATTCTTCTACTGCACAGCCAAGTGCATCTTCAATGTTGGTAGATACAGGATCAATTAAGAAGTTCTTAGGGTTGATTGGCTTTAGGCCAACATTAAACCTAGTTCTTTCTTCTACGCCAACAGCGGTGATGCCCATCTCTGCGATTGGGCGTGATGCTGGTGCCTTCTCTGTCTTTTCAGAGACTACAATCTCACCTACGCCAGTACCATATACAGCGCCAAGCAGGATCACATCACTGATGTCTTTACGCACACGGTTGCGTTTAAAGTCTTCAGTCATCTGACGCTTGATCTGCTCTACGTCAATGCGTTGCTGATCTGCTTGGTCATCAACAATATCAAAGAACTTCTCACCACGGCCAAACACAGCCTCTTCGATCTCAGCAACAGAGGTCTCAATTGCTTGCTGCAGTGCAGGCGTTACAATCCGTGAACGCTCACTCTCACGGTGCACATCTTCACCAGCCCAGATGCCACGCCATAGGCGCTCATAGGAGTCCCAATAATCTAAATAGTTCTCATCACGGTGGTTACGCCAGTTCTCACAGCGGGATAGTACCCACTCTGAAATCTTCATGTTGCGTCCGTTAGTTTCCATTATTAGTCCTCAGTGGTGTCGCCAATGGAGTCTTCTTCAAGGCTTGCGTATTCAGGCATTCCTTCTTCCATGTCTACTTCTTCTTCATCTTCCTTTTCCATGTCAGCGACAGGTAGGAAGATGTCAGCATCTTTAAGGCCAGCCTCTTTAGCGGCAGTGATAACTGTCATCATGCAGTCAGCACTAAACTTCTTCTCAATCTCTTCTTTGATAGTCTCAAAGACATCTGGATTCTGGACTAACTTGTCCCAGTTAAGAGGGACATAGTCTTCTTTGTCATACATTTCTAGGTACATAACTGCTCCTTAGTAGCCAGCAACGGCATCCATTGGGGTAAAGTCATCTTCATCATAGTCCTGGATATACTCGGCAATGGCGATCTGGTCTATGTAACTGAGTGCATCAATTAAGTCATCGTGCACTTGTGCATTGGGAAAGTTTAGTAACTCATCCACAAGTTCACTATTCCAGTCACCGACATTGAACACAATCTTTCCATGTTCTAAGCGGCCTTGCAAAGACCAAGTAATCCTGTCAGTCTTTTTCTTATTACCGTGTGTAAGATCTTCTACTCTGAAGTAGGTATTGTACTTACGCATCAGATCGCTGAGATAAGGCAGTACAGCGTTCTTTAGTGCACCTCTTTCGATACCAACACACACAGGCTCATAATCTCTTACAACATCAAATATCCTTTGTGCAGACTCTTTAATGTCCCATCTGCCATACTCAATGCTCTTTACATACCAACCATCAGTTGTGACCTTAACTACTGCTATTGCTGACTGGTCTAGTCTTTTCTTTTTTGCTGTGTTGGCGTTAGCAACATTTTCAAAGCCAGCAAGGTCAACTGCTATAAAGTACCTACCATCAGTAGGTTCTTCATCATCAAACTTTATCCATTCTTCTTTGAAGATGCCACCAGAGGCTGCTTCGAAGGAAGCCATGAACTCGGTTCTGAACGCAAAAGAAGACATGGACTTTTTTGCAGTTTCGATTTCGTTGGGGTCAAGCAACGGATTGTCGAAACTGGTGAAGTGCCAAGATTTGTAATCTTTGTCGTTCCCGTTAGAACCATAGGTGTATAATTCATAAAAATGGTTTCTGCCCATCGGTGTACCAATGAACAGTGCTTTGCCTTTTAAGTCTGCCAAGGCTGGCCTCAATATCTGCTCAAACACTGCTGGCTTCATGTCAGCGTATTCGTCTAACACAACAAACTTTAGACTGACACCACGCATCGTTTCTGGTCTGTCAGCACCTTTGAGGCTAATCTGTGCGCCATTGACTAGCCTGATCTGCATATTGTTGACATGGCTAGACTCAATGACGGGGTGGCCTAGTTCCAACAACGTGAGCCACATAATGTCTCTGGCCTGTCCCTGCGTAGGCGCTACATACCAGACATGACCTTTATTGGTCTGTAATGCCTCGACTATGAGCATCCATGCTGCTAGTCTACTTTTACCAGTTCTACGGCCTGCAGCAACTACCTTAAACCTAGTGTCATCATTCCACACACTTTGTTGCCAAGGTAGTAACTTAATGTCAAGTTCCATTATAGTCTACGTCCTCGGCATCGATAGTGTCTATTGGCTTTATATCGCCAACACCGCTGATGTTGATGGTGATGCCTGCTTTACCGCCAGTCTTATCTTTTTCAAAGTAAGACAACGGTAACAGCCTATCGGCACACATCTTCAACATCGCTGCCTGATCCTTATCAGCAGGATCTAAGGCTTTCTTAATAATAGTTTCAATGATGTGGTCGCCTTTGGTGGTGAGTAAGCGAGCATGGAACTCTCGTATCCTTGCTGCCTCACCAGGAGGTCTACCACGCAATTCTCGTTTCTTCTTTGCCGCGATAGCAGTCTTTTTAGGCCTACCAGCGCCTCTGGGATTCTTAGGTAACACAGGAACACTGGCCTGTGTAGACAAAGAAGACGAATCAGCGGAAGAAGACACAAGAACAGATTCTTGTTCTTTTATTTCCAATTTTGAGATCTTTCTACAATATCGTCTGGCGCCATCGATAACGCTAACGAGAAGTATAAAATTTATTTTTAATTATTGTGCGATTATTGCTTATGCTTGCAATATAGAGGTGATTATAGCACATTTTTGCTAATTTGTCAAGTTATTTCTTTTATTTCTTCTTCTTAGTGCACAGAATTGGTCATTATTGCTCACTGCTCTGACCTTCGCAGTGCACAGATTCCATTGCCAATTTCATAGTTTATTACTATCAGTACTAAGTCTTTGATATTATTGCTCTATTATGACACATAATTAGTCCTATTTTGCTCTTTTTTGTATCGATGGTGATGCAACAATATCACAGCATTGCCACAACCCCATCCCCCCGTCTATGTTAGTTAGTGCTTACTATGCTGGCAGTGTTGCTATGCAGCAAGTTAGTCAGTGCTCACTATCGTTCAATATTATCAAATACATTCGTCATTGTGCAACGCAGTGAATGGGGCAGTGATGCACCCCTACAGTGCACCATTGATTTTGTGCACCAAGATAGTTCATCGGCAAGATCTATGCCATATTGCACCGCACCAATGTTGTATTTATACACAATGGCTTGCAGCCGTGCCTAGGTGTAATCCCTAGGTATATTCGTTGCAGCGCAACAATGCAATAAAATCAAACACTTAAGTAACCCTATGATTTTTCTGGTATGTTTCTATTACATATATAGGTATAAGTAGCACATTTTTAACCTAGTACTTATCGGAGAATCAAAAATGCATAAAACACTACTAACCGTAGACGCTAACGCTAAGACTGTAAAAGGCCAAGAATTCGGCTTTATGACGGGCATTCTTTATATAGCGCCTGCGGATATATCAGGCCGTAATGTTTGCTCTATGGCCGAATTAGCAGGCTGCAAGGCCGCGTGCTTATACACTGCAGGCCGTGGTGCAATGAATTCAGTGCAGGCCGCTAGAATCAGCAAGGCGAAATTTTTCTTTTCCAATCGCCAGGCATTCATGGAAATTCTAGTGAAAGATATCAAGGCCTTAGTCCGCAAGGCCAGTAAAAAGGGAATGATTCCTCTAGTACGCCTAAACGGTACGTCAGATATTAAATGGGAAAACGTTCGATTCGACTACGGATTCGGGAATGAGCAAATTACAATTTTTGACCTTTTCCCTAATGTGCAATTTTACGATTACACCAAAATCGCTAATCGCAGAGACTTGCCTACTAATTATGACCTAACATTTTCCTATTCCGGGACGCTAGCATTTCAAAAATACGTCAATCAGGCCATAAAATCGGGAATGCGTATCGCAGCCGTATTCCGTAAACGTGCGGATATTCCTGCTAAGTTTTTAGGCCTTGATTGCATTGACGGGGATAATAGCGATATTCGGCATATTGATCCTAAGGGGGTTATTGTTGCGCTATATGCCAAAGGGAAAGCAAAAAAGGACAATTCCGGTTTTGTGATCGATACACCTAAGCGCCTGATTCCGTTACAATTGGCCGCTTAATCAATCAATTTTTAACACTATAGGGGTTTCACTATGTTAGCGCCTTACACTAAGCGCCAGGAAAGTATGATTGTCTCAAACGTAATGAAAGCCGTTGACAATCCGGCTAAACTATCGAAACAGGCGTACAAGTATCTTTACCTATGCTCCGGATTTATAGCCCATTACAATCATCAGGGGTTTATCTCATATTATCAACGGAACAGTCTCAAGGCCGACATTTTACGGTTTAAGGATTGGAATCAGTGGCGTAATTTCACGCCTAATGATCGGGATTATCAGTACTATAAAAGCAAGGCCGATATTTATAACCGAATCATTCAATCAATGGGGGTTTAAAATGCTAGTCTTCGAATATCCAAGTAAAAAAGTCTTAAAAGAATCAATTGGTAAACCATTACGCTACATGGAAACCAGTCTATTCGGGCCAGAATATCGGGAGAATGGTGTACTCACTGGCGCAAACAGGCCGCATATCACTGGCCTAGGGAGAGAATTTTTTGCTAATGTGACAATGGAAAACGGGCTTATTAAGGCTGTCAAATAGTCCTGCTAGTGTTACCCTATAGCGGCTTTACAACAAGGCCGCTATGGGGCTAATATTGGCCTTAAAATGGGAGTTTTAATAATGACCAAATTGGAATTTCTAGCATTGTGCGGAGAGCACAACATAGAGCCTGCCATTGCCTTAGAGAATG